CCTCGGCATGGAGACGGTGCCGGTGGTGGTGGCCGACGACCTCACGGCCGAGCAGGTGGCGGCCTACAGGCTCGCCGACAACCGCACCGCGGAGCTCGCCGAGTGGGACCTCGACCTGCTGGGCCAGGAGCTCGACGGCCTGACCGACCTCGACATGGGCCGCTTCGGCTTCGACGGCTTCGAGGAGGCGCTCAAGACCCCCGAGGAGCAGATCGCCGACGTGGCGGAGGACGAGGTTCCGGGCCCCGACGAGGTGGAGCCGAGGTGCCGCCCCGGCGAGCTCTGGCGCCTCGGGGACCACCTGCTGCTCTGCGCCGACGCGACCGACGCCGCGGCGGTGGACCGCCTGCTCGGGGGGGGAGTCCGTTGACCTCCTCCTGACCGACCCGCCCTACGGCGTGGCCTACACCGGCGGCACCGCCGAGGGGCTCACCATCGAGAACGACGACATGGAGGACGAAGCCTTCACCGGGTTCCTGACCGCGGCGCTCTCCTGCGCCCTCGCCCACATGCGGCCCGGGGCGTCCTTCTACCTCTGGCACGCAGACACCCGCCGGGACCCGTTCACGAGGGCCCTCGACGCCTGCGGCGCCCGGGCCCGCCAGGTGCTCGTGTGGGTGAAGAGCTCCTTCGCCCTCGGCCGCCAGGACTACCAATGGCAGCACGAGCCGTGCCTCTACGGCTGGAAGGAGGGGGCCGCCCACTACTTCGACCCGAGCCGCAGCGAGTCCACCGTCATCGAGGACGTGGACCTGGGGTCGCTCACCAAGGCCCAGCTGCTAGAGCGCCTGCGGGCGGTCTGCGCGGGGCCCTCCACGGTCGTCCGTTGCGAGAAGCCGGCGAGGAACGCCGAGCACCCGACCATGAAGCCCGTGCGGCTCATCGCCTACCTCATGGCCAACAGCTCGCGCAGGGGCGACACGGTGCTCGACCCGTTCGTGGGCTCGGGGACCACCGTCGTGGCCTGCGAGCAGATGGGCCGGGCGTGCCGCGCCATGGAGCTGGACCCGAGGTACTGCGACGTCGCCATAGGGCGCTGGGAACGGCTCACGGGCCGGCGGGCGGTGAGGCAGGACTAGGCGCGAAGGCCCCGCGAGGGGCCTTTTCCATGGGGCGGGACGGCCTGCTTAGCATGGGGCCATGACGAAGAGACGGGACGACCACCCAAACCTCATCGACGTGAGGACCAAGACGCCCGAGGAGCGCCGGGCCCAGACCTCCAAGGCCGGCAAGGCATCGGGGCGGGCCCGGCGCGCCAAGAGGACGCTCAGGCAGCTGGCCGGGATGATGCTCGAGTCGTCCGCCCCGGACAAGCTGGCGGCCCAGGTGACGGCCCTCGCCCCGGACATCGACGCCGGCGAGGTGACCACGGGCGCCGTCATGCTCGCCGGGCAGGTCAACGCCGCCGCCAAGGGGAACGCCCAGGCTGCCCGCTACGTGTCGGAGCTGGCCGGCGTCTTCGACGAGGACGCCGGCGAGGAAGAGGCGGCCCGCCCGTGGGCCGCCGACCTCTCCCTGCTCATCGGGCGCGACTTCGTGGACCTCCACCGCCGCATCCACGCCGGCGAGGTCACCGACGCGTGGCTCCCGGGCGGCCGAGGCAGCCTCAAGTCCTCGTACGCATCCCTCGAGATCGCCTCGGCCCTCATGGCCGACCCCGACGCCAACGCGCTCGTGGTCCAGAGCCGCCGGGTCAACATCAGGGACGCGTCCATGGCCCAGATGCTCTGGGCCTTCGACGTGCTCGGGGTGGCGGGCCTGTGGCGCCCCACGGGCTCCACCCTGCGCATCAACAACGTCGAGACGGGCCAGGCGGTGGTCTTCCGCGGCGTGGACGAGCCCAAGAAGCTGAAGTCCATCAAGCTCAGGCGCGGCCACTGGCGCTACCTCTGGGTGGAGGAGGCGGACCTGCTGCGCGGCATGGACGAGGTGCGCTCCATCCGCCAGACCGTGAGCCGCAGCCCCGCGCCCGTGCGCCGCATCTACACCTTCAACCCGCCCCGCACCCGGGACTCGTGGGCGAACCGCGAGGTGGCGAGGGTGAGGGAGGACCCGGCGCCGGGCGAGGCCGTGGCCGACTCCTGCTACACCGACGCCCCGCCCGAGTGGCTGGGCGAGCAGTTCGTCGCCGACGCCGAGGCGCTGAAGGAGGCGGACCCCGAGGCCTACCGCCACGAGTACCTGGGCGAGCCCGTGGGAGTCGGCGGCGAGGTCTTCGACCGGGTGGAGTTCCGCGCCGTCACGGACGCCGAGATCGCCGCCTTCGACCGCCCCATGGCCGGCCAGGACTTCGGCTGGTGGCCCGACCCGTGGGCCATGACGGTGTCGGAGTGGGACCCGGGGGCCCGCACGCTCACGACGTGGCGGGAGGACGGCGGCAACAAGCTCCAGCCGCCCGAGAGCGCCGAGAGGGCCCGGCACCTGCTCACATGGCCCGACGGGCCCGGCGGAAAGCCGGTGGAGCACCGCATCCGGGTCATGAGCGACGACGCGGCCCCCGAGCAGATCGCCGCCCAGCGCGACGCCGGCCTCGACGCGAGGGCAGCCGGCAAGGGCAACATGCGCACGGCCTCCTACCGCTGGCTCGCCGGCGTCCGCTGGGTCATCGACCCGCAGCGGTGCCCGCGCCTCGCCGAAGAGGTGCGCCACAAGCTCCACTGCCGCAGCCCCCAGGGCGAGTGGCTGGAGGAGGTCGAGGACGGCGACGACCACTACATCGACGCCACCCGCTACGCGGTGATGGGCATCGTGCGCCGGGCCCGGACGGCCTACCGGGGCGCGACCGGGGGCCCACGATAGCGGCGTACCCGACACGGAGGAGGGGCCGTGGCCTACTCGATACCGACCTGCGTCACCAACCGGCTGAAGGCCCTGAGCTACAGGCCGGACACCTCCATGGCCGAGCACGTGGCCCGGTGGTGGGAGTGGTACACGTCCACCGCCGGCTGGTACACCCAGTCCCAGGTGGTGCGGGGGCGCTGGTACACGCGCGAGATCTCCAGCCTCCATCCGGCCCGGCGGGTCTGCCGGGAGTGGGCGGCCACCATCCTGGACGACGACGCCACCACCTTCACCGTGGACGACGGGGGCGACGGCGCGTCGACGGCGGCCACCGACGCCCTGGCCGCGTGGGTGGCCGAGACCCGCTTCCTGCCCATCGCCCAGATGTGCGTCGAGAGGGCCTTCGCCACGGGCACCGGGGCCCTCGCCCTGTGGTTCGACGTGGTCGACGGCCGCCCGGCGCGCGTCAGGGCCCGGCGCTACGACGCCCGCATGGTCCTGCCGCTCTCCTGGGACGACGACGGGGTGACCGAGTGCGCCCTGTGCACCCAGGCCAACGTCGGCGGACGCAAGGTGGACCAGCTCCAGATGCACGTCCTCGACCCCGCCACGGGCACCTACCACGTCCGCACGGAGCTCTGGGCCAAGGACCGGCGCGTGAGCGACCCGGGCATCATCGAGGACTTCGACACGGGCACGGACCGGCCCACCTTCTGCATACTCAAGCCCGCCATCGACAACACCCGCGAGGACGGCACCTTCATGGGCCAGTCCGTCTTCGCCGACGCCCTGGACGCCATCAAGGGCGTGGACAACGCGTGGGACTCCATCCAGCGCGAGATAAGCGCGTCCAAGATCAAGGTGTTCGCCACCGACGACATGTTCGACGTGGCCCCCGGCGAGGACGGCACCACCGCCCGCATCATCCCGTGGGCCCCCGAGGACGTGGTCGTCCGCCTCGCGGCCGACGGGACGCACCCAACCCTCGAGACCTTCGCCCCCGACATCCGCCTCACACCCCTGCGCGACGCCCTGAACGTCGCGTGGGCCGAGGTGGGCGACATCGTGGGGTTCGGCAAGAACTACCTGCGCATGGACAAGGACGGCTCGGCCAAGACCGCCACCGAGGTCTCCAGCGACAACGCCGCCTTCGCCCGCAACATCAGAAAGCACGAGAACGGCATCGGCCCCGCCCTCGAGGGGCTCCTGGGCGCCCTCGTGGAGGTGTCGGGGTGGGCGCCGGCCGGCAGCCGCGTGAGGGTGAACTTCGACGACTCGGTCATCACCGACACCCAGACCGAGAAGGCCACGGCCCTGGCCGAGGTGGGCGGCGGAGTCATGGCGCCGTGGGAGTACCGCGCCCGGTTCTACGGCGAGGACGAGGCCACGGCCCGCTCCCTCGCCGCCGAGTGCGCGCAGCCCTCGGTCGACGACCTGCTCGGTGCCGGGACGATGCTCTGATGCTCTCCCCCGAGGAGATCTCGGCCGCCGCCCGGGCGGCCGGGGCCTGCTACGAGGAGCTGGAGCTGGCCGTCCTCGAGGCCATATCCGGCTCGCTCGCCGCCGCCGTGGGGCGCGGCGACACCTACGCCGGCCTCGTCAAGGGGGCCAACGAGGCCCAGGCGGAGGCCCTGCGCATCCTCTCGGCGTCGCTCAGGCGCGTCCTCGACGCCGCAGGGTCCGACGCCCGGACGTCGCTCCTGCGCTCCCTCGAGGACGACCTCGACCGCATGGGCGTCGACGCGTCCCACCTCCCCGGGCTCGTCCAGGCGTCGCTCCACCAGAGCGGGCAGGAGGCCGTGCGCGGCCTCGCCGGCATCGTGCTGCGGGACAACCTCTCCATGGCCGCCGACGCCCGGAGCTCGTGGCTCTCCATCGCGTCGCGCTACGTCGCCGGCCACCAGGCCGGCGGCATGGGCTCGGAGGAGGCCGTCAGAAAGGCCGTGCGCGACCTCGCCGACCGCGGGGTCGCCGTGGTGGACTACGCCTCGGGGGCCCGGACCCGGGCCGACGCCGCCGTCAGGCGCCACCTGCGGAGCCAGATAAGCCAGACCGCGGCCGCCCGCACCGTGCAGGTCATGGACGGCACCGACTGGGACCTCGTGGAGGTGTCGAGCCACATCGGGGCCCGCCCGAGCCACGCCGAGTGGCAGGGGCGCGTCTACAGCCGCAGGGGGCGGCACCCGAGGTACCCAGACTTCCTCGCCGGGACCGGCTACGACGGGGTCCGGGGCCCCTACGCGGCCCTGGGCGACCGCCTCTGCGGCGTCAACTGCCGCCACAGCTTCGGTCCCTACCTCGAGGGCCAGCCCCGGGCCTACTCCCCCACCCCGGACGAGGACGCCGGGCTCGAGCGCGGCGAGGTCTACCGGGCCACCCAGCACCAGAGGGCCATAGAGCGCCGCATCCGGGCCGCCAAGCGGCGCGTGGCCGCCGACGAGGGGGCCGGCCTGGACAGCTCCCTCGAGCGCGTGCGGCTGGGGGTCGCCCAGAGGGAGATGCGCGAGTGGGTCAAGGGGCACCCCTACCTCCGCCGCCAGAGGGCCCGGGAGCAGGCCTCGGAGCTCGCAGCCCAGCCGAGGCCGATGACGCCGTCGGCGAGGGCCCGGGCGATGCGGGACGAGCGCGTGGAGCGGGGCCCGAACACAGTCCGCCGCCCGGCCCAGAACAAGCACATCCCGGGGACGAAGGAGTACGGGGACAAGATGAGGTCCCCCAGGCTCAAGGCGGAGAAGAGGGGCGAAAACGCCTACCCGAGGCCGAGCTACTTCACCATGGGCGCCGACGAGGTGGTCCGGATGGTCGAGGGCGCCGTGGGCACCGGCAGGCCCCTCCACAGCACCGAGGGGGACTGGTACGGCAGGGAGATATGCCGCTCGGAGTCCATCGTCGGCTTCACCGTCGACCGAAACGGCATCGAGACACCGACTGAATGGTTTAAAATCCACTACAGCAAGAGGGGTGTCCACGGGGTGCCCACGAACCCACCGAGGGAGGACGGATGACCATCGACGACATCGAGGCCCTGAGCGGAAAGAGGGTGAAGGTCACCTGCACGAACGGGTTCGTCGCAGTGGGCTACATCGAAATGGAGACCGACAGCTACGACGAGGCGTGCGTCTACTGCGGCCGCGACGGGATACTCGGCCTCACACTCGACCAGATCGCGTCCGTAGAGGTGCTCGAGGGCTAGGGGGAGCCATGCGCCGGGACATGGACATCGTCCGCTACATCCTCGCGACCGTGGGCGACGCCGACGGCCCGGTGGACATGTTGGGCCGGCTCCCCGAGGGCGTGTCGGAGGAGGCCATGGCCTACCACGTGAGGCTCCTCAGGGCCCACGGGCTCGTCGACGCCCCCGAGCCCGCCCGCGACCTGTGCGGCGGCTACACGGTCCTCACGGTCGACGGGCTCACCTGGGACGGCGAGGACTGGCTGGAGGCCACCGAGGACGGCCGCGTGTGGCGGCGCACCAAGGAGGTCGTGGCCAAGGCCGCCGGGAGCACCACCCTCGGGGTCATCAAGGAGACGGCGTCCCTCGTGGCCATGGGCCTCATCAGGGGGGAGCTCGGCCTCTAGGCAGCCCCCGGAAGCACGACGGAGCACGGGCCCCCACGGGGGCCCTTTTTCATGCCGCGACACCGGGGCGACCATCGAGCCACGCCCGGCCAGCGGAGAAGGGCCACCCATAGGCGCGGAGAGAACCGCGTAGACAAACCCATGGAGTAAGGGAGGACGCGTCATGAGCCACCACGAGGACGACGAGACCAAGGCCAAGGGCACCGAGCCCGAGACCGGCGAGCCCCAGGGCGACACCGGCGGCGGCGCCGAGCCCCAGGGCACCGGGCCCCAGGGCGGCACCGGAGGCGCCGAGGGCGGGGACGACCCCCTCGACCGCCACGGCGAGCCCGGCATCAGCCGCGGCAAGTACGAGCGCGAGGTGAAGGCCTACAAGGCCCGCATCGCCGAGCTCGAGGCCAAGGTCGACGAGTCGGCCAAGACCGAGGAGGGCCGCGCCAAGCTCAAGAAGGAGCTGGACGACGCCAAGGCCTCCTTCGCCGACCGCGAGCTGGGATACCAGCTGCGCCTGGAGGGGTGCGTCGACGAGAAGGCCGCCAAGGCCCGCCTGGAGGACTTCGACGGCGACGTGGCCAAGCTCAAGGAAGCGTGCCCCTACCTGTTCCGCGCCCAGGGCCCCACGGGCTCCACCGGCGCAAAGCCCCAGGGGGCCTCCAGCGCCATCGACGACGCCATCGAGCGAGGCTTCAGGATCTAAGGAGAAGACATGCCTCTCGGAAGCTACGCAGTCAAGTACACCAACAAGCTCGACCAGGTCCTGGAGGCCGGCGTCAAGACCTCCGACCTGCTCGTGGACCAGTCCCTGCTCGGCGAGCTCGACGGGGCCGGCGAGATCAAGGTGCCCAAGCTCACCATGGACGGCCTGGCCGACTACAGCCGCGCCAACGGCTTCGTGGCCGGCGACGCGAGCTCCGAGTGGGAGACCCTCAAGCTCTCCTACGACCGCGGCCGCAGCTTCGCCGTGGACGCCGTGGACGACGAGGAGCGCGAGGCCCTGCTGTCCGCCAACCTCATGGGCGAGTTCGTGCGCACCAAGGTCGTGCCCGAGGTCGACGCCATCCGCTTCGCCCGCCTCTACGAGAACGCCGGCACCAAGAAGACCGGCTCCCTGGCGGCCTCCGGCGCCACCACCAAGGCCGTCCGCGCGGCCGAGGACGCCCTCGAGGACGCCGGCGCCGACATGGGCAACCTCGTCCTGTACGTCTCCAGCGCCACCAAGGGCGCCCTGCGCGACGAGGTGCCCCGCTCCTTCACCAACTCCGGCGACCCCGACTCCCGCATCTACCGCTTCGACGACATCCCCATCGTCACCGTGCCATCCGCCCGCTTCAAGACCTCCATCGAGCTCCTGGACGGCACCACCGACGGCGAGACCGCCGGCGGCTACAAGGCGGCCACGGGCGCGGTCACCATGGACTTCGTGCTCATGGAGAAGAGCGCTGCGAAGGCCATCCAGAAGCACGAGAAGCTCCGCTACTTCGCGCCCGACGTCAACCAGGCCAAGGACGCGCACCTGTGGCAGTACCGCCTGTTCCACGACCTGTTCGTGATGGACAACAAGAGGGGCCTCATCTACGCCTACACCGCCACCGCCCCGACCAATCCCACGGAGTAGGCGGTGGGGCGCATCGTGGGCGCCCCGGTCCCCCAGCAGGACCGGGAGGCGAAGCCGAACAAGGCACGCAAGCCGGCGGCCAAGCGGCCGGCCAAGGGCAACGAGAAGACCGGGGAGAATCGGTAAGGGGGAGGCCATGGGGAAAGCGACGGAGCTCACCTACGCGCGCTACGCCGAGCTCGGCGGGACCCTCGCCGAAGGCGCCTTCGAGGCGTCCGTGGGGGCCGCGTCAGCCTTCGTGGCCGACGAGATCTGGCCCCACGGACCGGCGGACGCCGCCGAGCGCGAGGCCG